GAGCGGCTAGAAGACACTCTTTCAAAGTTGGAACACGAGAGGCTGTGTATTCAAGAAGATATTGCTTTATTACAAGCGATGCTTAAAGAAAATAAAGAGTACATAAGTGAAACAATAAAAGACTTAGCTAATTTAGGAGAAAGACATGAGAATAGCTAGACGACAAATAATTAAGCCTAAGAAGTGTACTTCTCAAGGCACAGGAGGTAGAGGTAGACGAGTTAAAGTTAGCACTTCTACTATGAACAAAAGTAAAAAACGATCGCATAAAGCATATAGGGGGCAAGGAAGATAATGGCAAGCAACTATAGTGATGAACAGGTAAGCATGATGATTGAAAAATATCAGGCAAATCCTACAAGACAAACAGTAGACGAACTAGCTGAAATACTGGATAAGAGTATAAAATCTATCATTGGTAAGCTATCACGAGAAGGTGTTTACCAAAAGGCAGTCTACAAAACTAAAACAGGCGAATTACCTATAACGAAGGCTCAGATAATCGAGGAGATTGCTGAGCTTTGTGGTATTGATAGTAGTAAAATTAAGGGTTTAGAAAAATCGCCAAAGCAGGATCTAAAACATTTACGAGATAGTGTAAATCATCTAGTAAGTACATTGGATATGTATGAAGAAGGAGCATATGCATGAGGGTAGATAAGAAATATATCGCTAAAATAGAAAAGACGCTCTACATTATAGAGACAGTAGAAATCCTAGCAGAATCAGAACGAGAAGCTGAGGATATCATGCGTGATGGAGGTGGCGTACTTATAGATACTGATATTCAAGACGAGGAAATAGATCGAAGGTGGATTGATAGTAGCGAACCTATAGAGGATTGGGATATGCTTCCTGATGTGGAAGATTTGGAAAGAATCGTAAATAGAGAAGTAGAAAAACTAAAGGAGTATGAAAATGGGCAAACCTAAGAAAGGCAAAAAGCTGGTGTATTTAGTACCAGAAGGAGAAACCAGAGATAAGCATACTTACCATTATATGGGAGTTAAAACTGCTAGTATGATTTCTAATCAAAAGAAACTAAGAGTGCGAAAATACCACCCTATTAGACAAAGGCATGAGTGGTTCGTTGAAGTTAAATTACCGAGGCACACTAAATGAAGTATGAAATTAAAATAGTGCTAAAACTAAAAGACAAGAATACAGATTGGATTCTTGAAACGCTACAGAAACAACTGTGGGAAAGCGAAGAAGTGGTTTCTTATTCTATTAAGGAAAAAGACAGAGCAAAGTATAATAAGGGAGTACCAGAAAATGGCGAAAAAGCTTAGAAACTGGGTTGCTAAGAACAATAAGCATAAGGGTGGAAGACATAAGTCTAAGAAAGACTACGATAGAAAGTCCTTAGTGCAAAAACTAAAGAAATTTATTAAGGGGCTGTAGCTCAACGGGAGAGCACCTGCTTTGCAAGCAGGGGGTTGCTAGTTCGAATCTAGTCAGCTCCATTTTTGGAGAGAAAATGATATTTTACAGATGTGTTAAAGGTCAAAGTGGTTGGTACTATAAGTATAAAAATGAAGTATCTAAACCATATAAAACACGAAAAGAAGCTGAAGACGCTCTATTCTTGAGAAGTCTTTTACGCTAAACCGCAACGGGGTCGTCCTGACTCCTTTACCCCAAACCGCAACGGGGTTAATACAAGCTAACGGAAATTGAGCATAACGCGAAATAATTAGGGAAAGCCAAAACAGCTTTAAAAAAATTTGGACTTGCGCAAATTGGTATGGTTGAGTTATTTATGAAATTTTAGACGGATTGATAGTCTTTGGTGAAATTGTGTTTTAGATATGACCCCGTTGAATGATTTGATTAAATCGGTCATTATGATTGTTTAATTTATATAATTACAACATTCTATTAGACATATCGGAATTGTGAGATTCTCTACTCCCATTTCATTCCCGTAGAGAACACTCAATTGCGATAGTCTTAGAATTGAGTTTTGTTAGTTGTATAAATCTGTAATTAACTTGATTAATATAAATTATTTATACTTTATTATATCACAACTTTAACAAAAACACAAGTATTATTTTTCTCACCTATCTTCTGGCTGTATTTCTTTGCCTTCAGTTGATGATAAAATATTTTATTTTTGCTTATGAGTATCGACTTTTTTACTGCTAGTATAGTCTATTTGTACGAGATGGAAGTTGCTCACTCATTCTTCGGCGATATTCTCTCCGTTTTGCTGCGTTAAGAGCGTTTCTTCTTCGTGTTGTTGGTTTAGTATAATGCATACGATTTCGACATTCTTCGAGTTTTCCATCTCTTTGTATTTTTCGTTTGAATTTACGAAGTTTGCGGTCGAAATTATTATACTTTTTCATTTGAATGTCCAGCCTCTCTTTCTAAGGTAATGGACTTTGCTGTAGATGGCTGACTTTGTTTTGTGTAGCATGAAAGCTAAATCTTCTATGGGAAGCTCCCCATAAAATCTCTTTAGCAAATCTACTTCTTTATCTGTCCATTTCATAATACTATTATATCAAAAAAGAAGTTGTGAGTCAAGAAATATTTTTAGGGTAGTTATAAATAATTCTTGACTTAGCGTTAGAAATTTGATATAATATATGTATATTTCTTTGGGACTAAGGGCAAAACTAGGAGACAAAATGGAATATATTACAGAAGAAAATTTGATTATATTATGGTTTATAGGTTTCTTTACCAGTTCTGCATATATATTGGGTAGACAAGTTGGTATAGAAGACGCTATAGACTATTTTGCTGAGAAGGGATTTATTGATCTCGATGACGAGTAGAAAAATAGTTCTTGACAGCGTGGTGAAAAATTGATATAATATAGTTTTAGCAGTTTTGGGAACTGCGTGAACAAAACCCAGTCTTATGTCTGGCACGAGTAGGAACACAGCATTCCGAGGGCGAGGAAGGAGTTCTACTTCCACCAGTAGACGGGCTTAGCTAGACAAACATTAACCGACTTACCGAAAGGGAGTCACGCTGATCACCGTAAGGGATCAAAAGGAGAAATAGCATGGTAAATAATATGCTAAGTTTGACCGACTTTGACAGGTTATTTTTAGGGTTCGACCGCTTTCACACATCAATGTCGAAAGAGCGATCCATAAACTATCCACGATACAACATAGTACGTGGTGAAAACCAGTATAGAATCGAAATGGATCTAGCTGGTTGGGACAAAAAGGATATTGAAATTATCCTTGACCAAGAGCAACTTACTATTAAAGGAGTTGAAAAACAAGGCTTGTCGCCTAAAGAGCACTATGTCCATAGAGGCATTAGTGGTAAAACTTTTAGACGAATTTTTACTCTTGGCGAACACATTGAGGTTTCTGATGCTACATTTAAAGATGGACTGTTATTAGTAACGCTATCTTTAGAAGTACCAGAAGAAAAGAAACCTAAGTTAATTGATATCAACTAACTTAGACTGGGGCGGCGCGAGTCGCCCCAACACAGGATTTAATTTATTAACGTACGACAAAAATGGGTTTATTTATTTTTAGTATTTTTACTAATAGTGGCAAATATGATTTCAGATAAAGGAATAGGCATAATCAAACAGTTTGAGGGTTGTCAACTTATCGCATATCAAGACGCTGTTGGTGTGTGGACTATTGGATATGGACACACCAAGAATGTCTCAGAGGGCGATATAATTTCTTCTGCTCAAGCAGAGGCACTATTATTAAAAGAATTAAAAGAGTACGAGGACTATGTAAATAAGTTGGTAACTGTACCATTACATGATTACCAATTTGATGCATTAGTTTCTTGGACATATAATCTCGGACCAACTAACCTTGCTAATTCAACTATGTTGAAGAAGTTAAATGAAGGCAAATACAATGAAGTTCCAGATGAAATGAGAAGATGGAATAGAGCAGGAGGAAAAGTGTTAGAAGGTTTAGTAATTAGACGAGATTATGAAGCAAAATTATTTGCTGGGGAAATGAGTGATATTTAAATATAAAGGCAAAGAAATGGAAGTACCAGACGATTTTATAATGATGTGTGGACAACATGCAGAGTCAAGAGGAATGAGTTTGGAAGAGTACATAGCTGAAGCATTTACTATGTTAGAAGATAGTGGATCAGAAGAAAGCATTGATACAGAATAAAGAAAAAACAATATATTTAGACCCAAACAAGTATAAGTGGAAAAACAATCATAAAAAACAATCTTATATTAAAAGGTTTATATCATGGATAAAGACATGGACAAACAAGAATACGAAATAGTTTTAACAGTTCAATCAAAGAAGGGTAAAAAGCCTGAAATTTGGTTGGACGATAACTTTGATGTTAGGGGGAGTGGTATAGATATACTCTATGCTACAGACGTCAGGGCGATCAATAAGCATACTAGCGAATATAAATGGATTCGCGATATGGAAGAGTCATTTATGACTAAGCGCTCTTAGAGCAATTCGGGAGAACAAAATGGCAGATATGGATCGCTTTCAAGGAGACATGAGCCGTAATGAAGTAGAGATCGATCTCCAGAAGTTTATGTCAATGGTTGACGAAATAGGACAACTGAAGGCAAAAATTTTAGAGATGGAAATGAAAGCAGAACCAGAAAATCCTTGGCAAAAAGGTATCTGGTTAGCACAAATGATAGACAGTTGGAGAATATTCCCTAGACTATTTTTAAGTGTTTATATCTTTCTACTCTATTATTCTACAATATGGTTTATGGAACTCCCTGAGCCAACCCTTGAACAATCTGGGTTAATATCAATCATAGTTGGTGCGGGTGCAGCGTGGTTTGGCTTATATGCTGGAACACATAAAGCCCCAACAGCAGGACAAAAGTAGAGAATAAAAATGAAAGATAAACTTTTTGCACTAGTAGCAGAACAATTAAGCAGAGATGAGTCGGATATATCTATGGAATCTAATTTTATGGATGATTTAGGCGCTGACTCTCTTGATACTGTAGAGCTAGTGTTAACTTTAGAAGATGAATTTGATATAGAGATTCCAGATGACGTAGCTAGTACATTACTTACAGTAGGTGATGTATATACTTATTTGGATGATCATGTTAAATGATTCAAGTTTATGATAATACATTAGAAGAAAGTGTAAGATCAAGCATCTACTTACTCGCTATTACAGCGAACTATCAAATAGGGTGGGACGATACTTCGGTATTTGAGCACAGACAATTCCCTTGTCTACACCACACCCTATCCAAAAATGAATGGGAACAGATAAATCTGGTTAATGGGATACAAAACCACGAACTCAGAAATAATTTGAAACAATTAAGCTTTGTATCGGCTACAATCAATCTATCTGTTCCTTCCTCTATTCAATTCCCACATTCACATAACGAAAAGAAAGTATTACTTTATTATATAAACCCTGAGTGGAAAAATGAGTATTACGGAGAAACCTTATTCTATGACGACTACAAGGACGAAGTTGTAGAAACAAGCGTATATAAGCCGGGTAGGATTATACTTTTTGACGGAAAAACTCCGCACTCTATCCGACCATCTTCGCATGTAGCACCGCAGTACCGCTTTACTCTGTTTGCCAGCTTTGACGAAAAGAACTTTATAGAAGCAGCAAAAAATACTTCTTGACAACGAAGGTTAAATCTGTTATAATATATAAAATATTTGGAGAATATTATGGCAATCGTAAAAGGGAGCTTAGGCTACACTACCAGCGGTAGAAAGAGAAAAAGACTCAAAAAAACCAGAAAACCTTATGTGGTAGGCAAAGTATTAAAGTCAAGCCCTGCTCAGAGAGATAGGTTAAAAGCTATTCAAGAAGAACAAGCAAAGTATCCTTCTCTTGATAGTACGAAACCTATAAAAAATACAGACAATAGCTATAAGAAAGAAGTTAGTAAAAACTATACTGTTTCCATAGCTTATAATAAAGGCGGATATCAAGTAATATCTAAGGACAACATAAAGGACATTGGAAAATGAAAATAACAGACTTTGATAATTGGTGTACCTATATGTATGAAGAAAACTGCTTAGAAAGACATAGGAATGGTCAAGAAGCTTTTTCATCAAAAGAAGAGTATGTTAGTATGTACTCAAAATGGTTAAAAGAACGACATAAACAACATTTGAAGGAAAACAATTGGTCAGAAAGCATTTATCTATCATAAAGGATCACCTAGAGGAAGCGAACGAAACTTACTGGGAACATTTTATTTGTTCCAGTAAGTACGCTTTATTATTTCTTAGTTTGTTCTTTACAAGTTTTTTACACGCTGTGTTGCCTTGTTTCTTTTTAACAAGAGCAAAAGATACAGTTACGCAAATAAAATCAGAAATAGCAGATAGGAAAGAGTGCTAAAGAAACCAAAAACACCAGAAGAAGAAAAAGCCGATTTTTATAGAAAAGGTTTTTGGCTTTGTTTTGTTTATGTACTTTATGATACTCTGCACGCTTTTGGGTGGATATGATGGATAATAAACCAGTATGGACTTTTAATGAAAAACAGACAATGGCAAGAGTTATGGAGTACATAAGTGAAACTTATGATGCACACTACTCACAAGGAAGGATTCAAGCAACAGAATTTATAGCAGATCAAGGATTAGCAGAAGGATTCTGTTTAGGAAATATAATTAAATATGCTCAAAGATTTGGTAGAAAAGGTATCAATTTTGAGGATAAGGAGTATGACCTATTTAAAATCATACATTATGCTGTTATTCTATTACATACAATAGAACAACAGGAAGGCAACAAAAAATTCTAGGAAGGGCAAAATCTATGAATTATGGAAGATATAACATTATTACAGGTATTTGCATCTTGCTGGATAACAACATGGTATTTGACTGTTGTTAGAACATGGAAGTTAATTAAATATAACCTCTATCTAAAAGCACCAAGACTTACCATGAGCAACAAACCGGGCTTACACTTTCTTGTGTATAGCTTATCAATAAATCTCATGCTACCATTTATCGGCTTTCAAATTTCATTTTCAGATGAAATGAGAGACAGATGGGTGCTGGCTTATGTAAATGCATTAGTGAGGAAAAACAAATGAAAAAATTATTAGCAGTTGTACTGTTGTTTTCTGCTTCAAACGTACACGCAAATTCGCTGATAGAAAAATTTGATCTTAACGAAGATGGCGTTATTGAAAAAAGAGAAATAACTCTTTCAGGTTGTGTAGTCAAGAAAGGACTTTTTGAACACGCAGACAAAAACAATAATGGCTCTCTTTCGGGTAAGGAAGCAAGAGATGCTACAGCGTATCTCTTCAACAAGCGAAGATGTCCTGAAATGAAGAATATTCGTGGGTAGAAAGCGATGGACAACAACAAGTATGGAAGACATGCCGATTGGGATGACAAAGTAAGTTGGACGACTATAGGTCTTATAATAGCATCAACCTTTGTTAACTTATACTTTGTGCTTACATAGAGTATAGCTCACCTAGAACAATCAAAAAATAGTTCTTGACAACGCCCTTATAATATTGTATAATATTGTAAATATTTGGAAAATATATGGGCGACAGATTTTATCAACAACAGCTGGAGAAGTTCGGTACTTGTACTGGCTTTAAAGGCACTAAACGGAGAAGAAAAATGGCTTGGACAGATGAAAGCAAAGCGCAAGCAGTGGAAATGTACACCGAGAATGATCCGACTCCCGAAACCAGTATGGAAATTGTCAAGGATATTGCTGACGAACTAGGTGAAAGCCCTAACGGCGTTAGAATGATCTTGACTAGAGCTGGTGTCTATGTTAAAAAGACACCCTCTAGTTCTTCTGGTTCAAATGGTGGATCAACAGGCGGTGGACGAGTCAGCAAAGCAGATGCTCAAGAAGCATTAGCGGCTGCCATTTCTGACGCTGGTCAAGAAGTAGATGATAGTATCATTTCTAAATTGACTGGTAAAGCTGCGGTCTACATGACTGGCATTATAAATGCACTAAACTAAAAAATACTGCCATTACTAAAAAAGAAAGAGTTTTCTTTAAAGTAATGGAGTATTTTAGTGGAAAAGTGGAAATTCAAAGAGATAGTTAGTGAATGCGAAGATGCAGTAATAACTTATAGAAGTACAAACTCTAGAAAGTTAAAGTATAATGTGTGCACACTAAACTTTGATAATAAGCACATACAAAGCAAAAAGAATCGGGCTACAGAGTCAGATGATACTGTCTTACTTTTTTGTTGGGACACGGATTCATATCGACTACTAAAACCAGCCAATGTAACTAATATCGTTCCTCTACAATCGATTTTGAGGAAGAAAAGATGAAGATACATGAGGCACCCGAAGTTTACAGTAAACTAGTTCATGAATCCGAAGATGGAACAGAACAAGTAAGGCTAACTGTCAATGAATTTAGAGGCGTAGAATATCTACATCTTAGAAAGTATTACTTAGATTTTGAGGGGGACTTTAAACCTTCAAAAGATGGAGTTTCTATGCCTCTTGACTTTTTCAACTCAAAATCATTATTCGAAGGCTTGGTCGAAATTCTTTCCCTAGCCGAAACAAAATCAATTCTTGAAACTCACTTCAAAGATATTTTAGATGAAATTTACCAAAACTAAAAATATTTCTTGACACAATCCCAAAAATTTGATATAATATTCATTATGAATATTTTTATATTAGACAATGATATAGACAAATGCGCAGAGTATCATCTAGACAAGCATATCGTAAAGATGCCTCTAGAGTCTGCTCAAATGTTATGTACAACTC